CCAGCAACGTAGAAGTGACGGTCACTTACGTTAGCAGAGTAAGGATCAACATAGACCTTGATTCTTCCGTTCAGAGTACCAGCAAGAGTGCTGCTGTTGTCGTCAGGAAGGAGACCGCTGTTGCCAGACAGAGCAGGAGTATAATCCAGAACGCCAGCCATAGACAGTGCAGAAGCAACGTCAGCAGAGCAGATCAGAATGTTACCCTTTCCTCTACGAGTTTCATGCCCGATTGCGTTCATGTCTCTTTCGATTTGGAAGAGGAGACCTTTGAACTTCTCAACCGACCATCTACCGTTGGAGTCAACGTCAAGGTCGAAGATACCAGCAGTTGCAGTGTTGTTCTGAGCGCCAGGACGAGCGATCTTGTAGACAGTTCTAACAACTTCTCTGTTGATCTCAGCGAGAACTTCAGTAGAAAGGATGTTAGCGAGTTCGCTCTCAGCGTCCAAACCATGAACTGCCTTGAGGTCTTGTGCCAGTTCCAAACTGTACTCAGCTTTGAGGGCTCTGGACTTAGCAGTCACAGTAACCTTCTCAATGCTGAAGTTCATTTCAGCGAACTGGTTACCAGAAGCGTCACCCAGTGCTTCTGCCTCAGCAGTAGGCATACCACCAGAGGTATTGTAGGTGCCACTATCGTTGAGCAGACCAGGGTTGGAACCTGCCTGAGCAGTTCTTCCAAGGTCGCTTGCTGCGTTCTCTGCGGAGAACTCGGTGTCTGCTTCGTTGAAGAATGCTTCAGTACCAGCAGTTCTGTTTGTACCGTATCTGGATCTCATTGCGAAGATCAGTCCAGTAGGACCAGTCATCGGTTGAACGCCAGCGATGTCATAAGCAATAAGCTTAGGCATGCTACGTCTGATCAAGGAGATCAGTACAGGGTCGAAACCTGCAACAGGACCAGTAGCGGTAGAAGAACCACTGAAACCAGCGGTACCAGCAGACATTGTAGGTGCGGCTTCACTCAGCACACCTGCTTCCTCTTTGAGGAATTTTTCTTGGTTTTCAAGCAGGATGGAGGTGACAGCCTTTCTATACTTGTCGGAGATGTTATCAATCTCGGAGTGTTCCAGAATAGGTGCCCACTTTTCCTGCAAAGATTCGGAATTGAACATTGCTTTTTAACCTATTTTTTAGTGGTAAAGTGAACTAAAATTACGATCTAAAATCATTTAGACCAGCGAGAGAGTGCTTGAACGTAATGAGACATAGTGTCGCTAACGTCTTGATTCTCTACTTTCACGTCCTCAGTCAACTCACTAGGAGTAACCTCGGGTTTTGTGGAGAAATACGACTCACGTAGAGTTGTTACTTTCTCGCGGTAGGATGTTTCATCTTCAAACTCAACTGCCTCAGCAAGACTTGCCAACTTCTCTTTCTGAGTAAGTGACAGACCTTCTGAAACTTCGCTCACAATCCCATTCTTGGTATATGCGCCAACCTCTCTTACAAGAGCGACGTTCTCCTCGATTTGATCGTTGAGTTTTTTCTCCATAATATCGAGTTGTTCGGTCATTTCGTCAACCAAATCAACTTTCTCGTCGGGAAGTTCTACGAAATTCTCAACGAAAACTTGCTTGAGACCTTCCATAACGGATTCTGCCATCTCGGTCTTAATGCC